ACGGAGGGAGAGGTTCGGCCAAGACGCGCAGCTTCGCCAAGATGACGGCGGTGAAGGCAATCCAGTTCGCATCGTCCAATCAATCTGGCCTGATCGTCTGTGCTCGCGAGTTTATGAACAGCTTGGATGAAAGCTCGCTGGCCGAGATCAAGGCGGCGATTGCTGACGAGCCGTGGATGGCGGAGTATTTCGACGTTGGCGAAAAATACGTTCGGACCCGCTGCGGCCGGATCGAATATGATTTCGTCGGGCTCGCTCGGCACTTGGACTCGATTAAGTCGAAGGCCCACATTCGGCTGCTTTGGGTGGATGAGGCCGAGCCGGTCAGCGAGGCGGCATGGTCGAAGGCCATCAACACGGTTCGCGAGGACGGCGCCGAGATCTGGGTGACGTGGAACCCTGAGCGCAAGAATAGCGACACGCACAAGCGCTTTCGGCTCGATCCTCCTGCCCGGTCAAAGATCATCGAGCTCAACTGGCGCGACAATCCGTGGTTTCCCGCCACGCTCGATCGCAAGCGCCTGGACGACAAGGAGAAGCGACCAGACAGCTACGAGCATGTTTGGGAGGGCGGGTTCGCCACGGTGGCCGAGGGCGCCTATTACGCATCCGCGCTGACCACGGCGAAAGCGGAAGGCAGGATCGGGAAGGTCGAGTTCGATCCGCTGATGACGGTGCGGCTATTTTGCGACATCGGCGGCACGGGCGCGAAGGCCGATGCGTTCGCGCTGTGGCCGGCGCAGTTCATCGGCGACGAGATCAGGGTGCGTGACTATTACGAGGCGGTAGGACAGCCGCTCGCCGCGCATATCGAATGGCTGAAGGCCAAGGGCTACGGACCCGGCAAGGCGCAGTTCTGGCTTCCCCACGACGGGGCCAGTCACGACAGGGTTTACGCCGTCAGCTACGAATCCGCGCTTCGAGCAGCGGGATACCATGTGACGGTCGTTCCGAACCAAGGGCGCGGCGCTGCGGCGGCGAGGATCGAAATCTCGCGGCGCCTGTTCCCGACGATCAGGTTCGATGAGGCAACGACCGAGGCGGGCCGGGATGCGCTCGGCTGGTATCATGAGAAGCGCGACGACAAGCGCGGAATTGGGCTTGGGCCGGAGCACGATTGGTCGAGCCATGCCGCCGATGCGTTCGGGCTGATGTGCGTGGCGCGTGATCCGCCGAGAGTGCGCCGCGTCGAGATCGTCGGCGTCTGACGCGAACCTAACCCGTGAACCCTCCACCGGAATAGGCTCCGCGCCAGATGGCCGGCGTCAAGACACTCCACGCGGATTACAATCGGCTGTCCCCGCTGTGGGAGCGTTGCCGCGACGTGATCGCGGGCGAGCGCGCCATGCACCAGGCGGCCGAGCGCTACCTGCCCAAGCTCAAGGAAGAGAGCGACGCAGACTACAAGGCCCGCGTCTGCCGCAGCGATTATTTCAACGCCTCGTGGCGCACCATCGACGCGCTCGGCGGCATGGCCTTCCGCAAGTCGCCTTCGGTCAAGGTGCCCACGGCGATCGAGCGCTACCTCGAAGACGTGACGATGAGCGGCGTCGCGATGGAGGACTTCGCCAAGGAAGTGCTCGAAGAGGAGCTGACGGTCGGCCGCATCGGCATCCTGGTCGATTATCCGGCCCAGCCCGAGAATGTCGTCGCGCTCACCGTCGACGCGGCGCAGCAGATGGGCTTGCGCCCCACGCTTCAGACCTACGCCGCCGAGAGCATCCGCAACTGGAAGTACGCCCGCATCAACAATGCGTGGGTGCTGAAGATGGTCGTGCTCGGCGAGAAGGAGGCCGTGCCCGAGGACGAGTTCAGCGAAAAGCTGGAGGACCGCTACCGGGTGCTCGATCTCGACGACGCGGGCAATTACCGCCAGCGCGTGTTCGCGGTCGACAAGGACGGCAAGGACGTTCTGATGAGCGAAGTCTATCCGCTGATGAACGGCAAGCCGCTCACGTTCGTCCCGTTCAAGATCGTCGATCCCAACGGTAAGAACGACAGCTGCGACGATCCGCCGCTGATCGACCTGATCGACAAGAACGTGGCACACTACCAGGTCAACAGCGATTACCGCCACGGGCTGCACTACACCGCGCTTCCGACGCTGTTCCTCGCCGGCATCGAGGATGAGATGGGCGCGGACGGCAAGCCGAAGAAAATCCAGATCGGCGGGTCGGCGGCGGTCACGTCGCGCCATCCGGAGGCCCGCGGCGAGTTCATCGAATACAAGGGGCAGGGCCTTCAGACGCACGAGAAGGCGCTCGATCGGCTTGAGCGGCAGATGGCGCTGCTCGGCGCCCGGATGCTGGCCGATGAGGCGCAGCAGGCCGAGACTCTTGGCGCAACGCAGATCAAGCGGGCGGGCGAGAACAGCGTGCTCGCCAAGATCGTGCGCTCGGTCGGCAATGCGCTCGAATGGGCGCTTGGCGTGTTCGCGCAATGGGCCGGCGCATCGGGCGAGATCACCTACGAGCTCAACCGCGACTTCCTGCCGACGATGATCGACGCGCAGACGCTCGGCGCGATCTTCGCCGGGGTGCAGTCGGGCAATATCTCGAAGCAGGAAGCGTTCGAGCTTCTTCAGCGCGGCGACGTGATCGACGGCGAGAAGACATATGATGAGCACGCCGAGCAGATCGACGCGACGACGCCCGCTCCGGTGCGCCCGACGCCGAAAGAGCCGCCGGCACAGGCAGCAGCGTGACAGGTCGCATCTATTTCATAGCTACCGAAGCGCTTGACGCTGTGAAGATCGGGCACATGCTGGGGCCTGTCAGTGAGCGCTACCGGGTTCTGCAGACTGCCTGCCCTCTTGAGCTTAAAATCTTGGTTTCGACTGACGGTTCGGTACGGGACGAGCGTGATCTACACGCGCGGTTTGCCGATCTACGCATCCGAGGCGAATGGTTCCTGCGTGAGAGTGGGCTCCAGCGTCTTTTGGCGCAACTTGTTGGCATCGATCAGGCGCTGTTTCCCGGCGTGCTCAGGCTCGGAGAACTTGGCGGCTGCGTAGATCGCAAATGGTTCGATCAGGCGCTCGCGGATGCCCTGGGCATTCCAGCATGAGCATCCTTTCGCAGCGACGCCGCGTAGCGCTTCACGCTCTCGTAGGGGATGAGGGTCTTTCCGCCGTCTTTGACCTTTTCGATCGCGCCGGCATTCATCAGTTCGTAAATGCGGGTGTGACCGATGGAGAGCAGGCGTTTTGCCTCGCTCACGCTCACGAAAATCGGTTCAAGCTGTTCCATGATAAGTGCTCCGTTATTCTGCGAACGGGCAACTATTTATACGCACAAATGCGGAAGGTCAGTTCTACTCAGAATATTTATTTTCGGCACCTTCGTAGAGCGTTCACCGCAATTGGCATTTTCCCACACTTTCGCGGCCTCACGGCATGAGCGAGATCGAGCTCCGCGATCACATTCTCCGTCTCGCGCTCCAGCTTCAGCGCTTGGCGGCGAATGACCAGGCCAAGGCTGACCAGCTGATGCGCGAGCTGATCGCCGACCTGAAGCAGCTGCTCGGCGGCGACGCGCTGTCGGAAGCGGGCAAGGCCGAGATCAACGCGCTGATCGCCGACGCGGAAAAAAGCATCAGCGCCACCTATGCGCAGATCGCCAAGGTCACGGACACGCACGCGCTGGCGCTGATCGTCGCCGACAAGACCGTGGAAGCGCTCGAAGACGTGCTTCCGGTCGTGATCGGATCGCCGACGCCGGAACGCCTCGCATCGCTCACCAAGGACGTGCTGATCGACGGTGCACCTTCGTCGGCATGGTGGGAGAAGCAGGCCGAGGACACGGCGTTCAAATTCGTGGCGCAGGTTCGGCAAGGGGTGATCAATGGCGAGACGAACGAACGAATCGTTGGAAGGATCGTCGGGCGGGCTGGTGATCCTGGTATCATGGCCGGAGCTCGCCGAAATGCTCGGGCGCTCGTCCATTCAAGTGTCATGTCCGCCGCGAACGCCGCGCGCTTGGCGACCTATCGCAAGAACAGTCGACTGATCTCCGGCGTGCGTTGGTTGAGCACGCTCGACAGTCACACCTGCATCACCTGCGCCGCTCTCGACGGGGCCGCGTGGGATCTGGACGGCAAGCGCATCAAGGGCACGAAGATCGACTTCACCGCGCCGCCGAAGCACTGGTCATGCCGTTGCGTTCTTTCGGCCATCCCCAAGAGCTTTCGCGATCTCGGCATTCCGATCGATGAGCCAACCGACGAAGGCGAGCGCGCATCGTCGGAAGGGCCGGTTCCCGCGAGCACGACGTTCGATGAGTTCCTGTCGCGCCAGTCGCCCAGCTTC